TATTAAAACAATCAAAAATTCTCCGTTTAAAGATAACGATCCAGCTTGGAAAAAAGCAAATCTAGTATTTGAATATACCCCAGCTGAGGTTGAAGAAATCCGAAAATGCAAAGCTGATCCAGTTTATTTTGCCAGTCAATATGCACAAGTAATGCAGGAACAGGGTATTGAGCAAATTAAGCTAAGAGATTATCAAGAAGAAATAATTAAATCATTTAAGGATAATCGATTTAGCTGTTTAATGGCAAGCCGCCAAATTGGCAAGACGGTAATGTCGGGCCTGTTTATTGCATGGTATTTAGTATTTCATACTGATAAAAATGTATTGGCCGTAGCCAATATTGCATCAACCACTAAAGAGGTTTTAGATAAAATTAAATCCGTACTTGAAAATTTACCGTTCTTTCTAAAACCTGGCTGTATTTCAAATAACGTAATGTCAATGAAATATGATAATGGGTGCAGACTAATTGGCCGTACTACCACTAAAAATACAGGTATTGGTTTTACAATTCACGTACTCTATATTGACGAATTTGCGCATATTAATGCCTCATATTTAGACTTTTTCTATCGGGCAATTTATCCAACCATTTCAGCATCAAAGAACTCAAAAATTATAATAACTTCTACCCCAAATGGCATGAATCGCTTCTATGAAATTTACATGGATGCAATGAATCATGATAATGAATATGTTCCATTACGAGTAGATTGGTGGCAAGTTCCAGGAAGAGACGATGAATGGAAACGCAGTACAATTGCAAATTTAGGATCAGAAGAAGATTTTAACCAGGAATATGGACTACAATTCTTTTCATCAGATAAATTGTTACTACAGTCTAAAGATCTTAAAAAAATATTTGCCCTTAGAACTCAATACGTCATCCCAGAGTGGGCGCAAACCCCGACTACATTAGATCTATTACATGGCTTAACAGTTCACCCGAACTTTAACAAGTTAACCCTAGATGATATTAAAAATGATAAAAACTACTATATATTTTCAATTGATACAGCTGACGGTTTAAACCGTGACTATTCAGTAATTAATATTTTTAAGTTTATTGCACTGCCACTAAAAATGCTGACTCCAGTAAAGGAGTTCATTAAAAATGAAACTGATATTTTTTCACTAGTTCAAGTTGCAACATTTAGAACAAATACCAAAGATATTAATCAATATTGTAATTCATTAGAATACTTATTATATACTGTATTTAATACCGAAAAGGTGAGATTATTAGTTGAGTTAAATCATAAAGGCGAATATGTAATGGATAAAATTATGAAACACGAATCATACTGGAGTGGATTACTAATTTTTTCAAAACATACAGAATCGGCACAACACCTTAAGCCTGGACTTAAATTAACCACAACTAATAAAATTAAATTTTGTGAACGATTTAAATACTTAACTGCAGTTAATAAGATATTGCCAAACGAATTTAAGACCGTTCATGAGCTTGGAGCATTTGGCCGAACCTCTAATGGTACATACCGAAGCCAAAGCGGTAATGACGATTTAGCAATGACCTGTGTTAATTCAGCTGCATTTTTTGAATCATCAAACTTTTTTGAATTAGCAAATGATGAACTTGATAAACAACCGCCAGAATATATGGCAGAAATCTACTTAAATTTTTTAAATGAAGTATATTTATCAAAAGAATCAAATTATGATTTTGAAATGATAAATTCTATGAATGGCTCAGGCTCTGCTAAAACGGGTAATGCGAGCCACCGACTAGATGAAAATTATATTGATAATCATAAATTGACTCTACAAAATTTTTATGGAAACACTGACTAATGAAATTTACAGATTTAGAAAAACCGGATTTTTTAAATGATAAGCAGATAATTTTTACTAAAATTATTAATGCAATTGAAAACTCGCATTTAAAAAAATCGCCAAATATTTTCATTAAGAATATTAAATTAATGGAAGAAGTGGTTGATGTAATTGCAACTCGTGATGAATGGCCGGGCTGTTTAACTAGAGCATTAGCCTTTTTTGAAAGTATTGAAGATTACGAATCGTGTCAACGCTGTAAAAATCTTGATCAATTAATTAAATTACCAATTAAAAAAACTAGAAAAAATGGAAAATCGTAAGGATTCTAAAAAACCAGCCAGATCACAAAAACCTAAACGTGAGACCTATGAAATTTCCAAAAAGGATTTAAAAAATATTACGCTAAAGCAGTCTCAGCAAATATATTTTGATAAAATTATAAAAAACGAAATAACCTTTTGTTATGGACCAGCTGGAACTTCCAAGACTTTTACTGCCTGTTTAGCAGCTCTTCAATTATATTTAGACGGCAAAATAAAAAAGATTATTTTATCTAAACCAATCCAAGAGTCTGGTGAAAAGCTCGGATTTTTACCTGGAGAAATAAAGGATAAAATTGATCCATTTATGGAAAGTTATCGATCAAATTTAGTAAAATTAATACATGATCCAAGTTTAGTTAGCTGGTTAGAGTCAATTGGAGTTATTGAATTTAGGCCACTTGCCTATATGAGAGGTGCAACATTTGATAATTGCTTAATGATATTAGATGAAGCTCAAAATGCAGATTTTAAACAGTTAATGTTATTTGTAACCAGAATGGGAAAAGATTCTAAAGTATTGATCTGCGGCGATGTAAGCCAATACGATATTGCAAAGAGTAAAGTAGCTTTACCGGATTTTATAAATGTTCTATCTGGAATTAACGGATTAGAGGTTCATAAATTTAACGATGAAGATATTGTAAGAAATAAAATTTTAATTCAAATAGCTGACCGCTACGATAAATGGAAAGAGTCAAACCCAAATCATCAATTTTTTAAGTAAGTTTTAAAAACCAAAATATGAGCGCATACGACCTAATAAACAAGCAACTCAATAATGAGATGCAAAAACTTGCTGAAAAAATAAAAAGCAAAGACTATACTGAACGCGATCGAAACCGATTAGCTTCAATTATGTACCCAAAATTAAAATATTTTATATGGAAATTTTTTAATGATGAAGATGAAACTGCCGAGGTATTACACAATACTCTGTTTAAAATATTTAAAGGCCTGGATTCATATAATGATACATTTAGATTTACAACCTGGATTTATACAATTGCAAAAAATGAGGCACTATTACACAAGCATAAATTAATTAAAAATTATGCTATCAGAATTGATAATATGACTAGGCCTTTAAATATTGAAGACGATAGCGTTTTTAATTTTGATAAAGAAATGTACATTGAGTCTCTATATAAAATGACAACTGATGAACTGCAATCTCTGCCTGATGGTATTGAAAAATCAATTTTAGTGGATAAGGAAATTCATTTAATGAAAGGCGATGCAATTGCCTCTAAATATAATATGAATTTAAATACTGTTAAAACTAAAATTAGAAAGGCTAGAAAGATGCTAAAGGACTCAGTTCTTATTAAAAATCCACAAATGAAAGAAAATTTAACTACTTATTTTTAAATTATGAAAGATTTTATTAACCCATTTACTTTTTATGAAACAGCCGTAATCATAATTAAAAATTTAAAAAATTTTATTTTTTATAGAACAAAAATGTCCGCTATTAATAAAAGTGGAGTTTTAAAACAGACCGGTTTAAGACTAGACCTCCGATCTAGGGCATATTATGTATTAAATATTGAACCTGAATTATTAATGATGGGCACCGATACTCTAGAGTTAGAAAAAAGTAGAGTATTTGAATCATTAGCTAAAAAGAAGGAACTATTTGAAACCCATAATTTAACTGAATTAATTGAGGCAAAAACTGACAGAATTAAAAACTCTGAATATTATGCCTATCTAATTCAAATTAAATATAGGCCAATGGCAACTATATCAAACCATATATATGTATTAAGCTGGTTAACCGGTTTAACTGTTATTGCCTATTGGATATATCAAGGTTTTTTAAATTATGATGAAATCCAAACCGGATTAGGGGACTTGCTCAATAAAAAGTAAATAAATAACTAAAAAAATAAATTATAAATGAAATTTATAGATCAACACTTTACTAAAATTGTAATTATTGTATCGATTATTGCCTTTATACAAATGTGTACAATTTCACGAAAGTCTTCAAGTTTAGAAAAACAGTCAAAAATAACAAATGCAAGATTAGATTCAATTCAGACTACTATATTTAGTAAAACTGATATTTCTAAATTAATTGAAATTGAAGGTTTAAAATCTGAAAAGAGAATGATTCAAGCAACTGATCGTAAGATTTTTGATGTAAATCGTCAAGCTGAAATTGATAAAGAGATTA